TTGTCACCCTCCTCCCAGTTGCGGTACAGGCCGATCACTTCCGTAGAGAGTTCGTCAATCATCAAGATGTACGGGGCCATCTCGCCCTTGGTAACGGGGTCGTCGTCTAGTTCCAGCCATGTGTAGATGTGGTACACCCGGCGCACGGCGTCCTCGTTGTCGTTCTGGGACTTTCCCTCAACCTTGTTCGTAGCCTTCTGCGACCCGGTCATCTCCGGGTCCATAGTGGCACGGGTCATTGAGGTCTCGCGGTACAGTCCGGAGTTGATGCGGCGCTTGTAGTCCCAGTCGGAGATGTCATCTACCTCAGTAAACCGCTCGGCCGTGTAGAAGTTGCCGGCGGCGTAGGGCAGTAGGACGTTGTCAATGGGCAAGAACTGGGCGCAAGGTCGACGTTTCTTCTCGTCGTACCAGAGTTTTAGGTACTGCGAGCCGCCAAGCGGGAGCTGGGTCAGCATTTGCTCCTGCTCGTCGCGGAACTCTTCTATCTGCTCCGTCAACTGCCAGTTCATGAAGTCGCGCTTGCGCTCGGCGATCGCGGTTTTTTCTTCGTCAACGTCGCCCAAGATCTTGGTTTTGGTCGGGCCGTCAGGCGGGAACATCTCCTTGATGGCCCGGGCAGCAAAGTCAATGCAGGTTTCAGCCATCACGGGGTGGACTACCTTGGACGCGCCGTTAAAGTTGGCCCCGCCGGGTGCATCGTTGCCCATGCCGGTACGCTTGATGCCCTCTTCGTACTGCTTGTCGCGCTGCTTACGGGCGTCCTTGTCCTTCTCAACCAACTCAATGTAGCGCAGGGCCATAGCGCCAAGGTCAATGTCTTGGATTAGGTCGCTGTCAGACAGGTTCTGATAGAAGTCCTCGTCCTCCATGGGCCCCTTGGTGTCCAGCGTGACCACCACGCTACCGTCTGGCAGCTCCTCTAGCTCGGCATCGTCCATCTCAGGCATGTCAACAAGCTGCTGCTCCTCTTCATCCCCTGACTCAACGTCCTGATCTGGGTTGCCGCCAATGAAGCGGTTGAACTCGGGGTCGATGGGGAATTGGGTTGCCATGTGGGGCTCACTTTATTGATGACAGTCCACCGCGTGCTTGGCGGCGTACTGGAGTTTCTTTGAACATGATGGCCATAGGCTTGGACGCCTTGGGGTTGGCCATGCCTTGGTAGCCGTACTCTTTGACCATGCGCTCTATATCGTTGGCGTTTTGCAATGGGTACGTCACACCTTGATTGGCCTTGGCCGTGTATGGCGTGCGGTTAGCCTCGCGGGCCAGCACGCTAAAACCCAAAGGATCTTGCGTGATGTCGTACAGGCTCGATGCCTCGCCACGATAGCGATTGATGCCAAGCCCCGGCTCAGGAGACACCGTGCCGGGTTCGCCCATGTAAAAGTACGAGCGGTCGCGCACTGCGCCGGGGTAGTTCATCAGGCGATCAGCCTCCGCTCCTTTGATGCCAGTGCCGTACTTCCGGGGATCAGTAAAAGTCAAGCCCGGCTCGTTGCTGAAATGGGTCAGCGGCGATTTAATATAAGTTCCCGGCGTCGGCTGGTTTGCAGCAGCAAGGTAGTCAGGAACCCCACCAGTAAACCGGGGATTCATAAACTCAGGAGGCAGTAGGACGGCCTTGTTTGGGGCAAACTCAAAACCAAAATAGGCCTGCTTTTTTAGCTCACCAATTTCTTTTGCAAATTTTTTGTCGCCACGCCTGAGCGCTTCGTTCCCCAAGCGTTCATACTCCGCTATGGTCTCCTTGAGTTTTGCGTTCAGTGGGCTGTAATTAACCACGCTGTTCTGGCCACGGGTTTCGGCCGTCATAGCCATCCGCGCAAGCGGCGAGTACATCTGCTGGTGGACGGCCCATGCCATCTCTTCACCCTTAGGACCAAACTCATTGCCGTAAATAGCGTGACCTAAAAGATCATGGACGGCTCGGAATTTCTCGTTCTCATTTAAGCCGCTCTGCGGGTCGACGTTGTGCAGGAAGTCGTGTTTGTCGCCACCCTGATAGACGTACAAGTGCTTGTTGCCATGCACATCAGAAGCCATGTCCTTGGCCCCGTTGTAGTTGCCCTCACCAGCGCGGTGGTATGAGAAGTTGTACGGCAGCCTTCGGAATTGCTCGTCGGTCTCCTTTGCCATCTGACGGTAAGCTTTCTCCATCAGGTCGTCGTAATTCTTTGCGCCAATCTTTTCCATCAGGTCGGGCATCTCCCGGCCATAGGCCCCGAAGATTGCAGATTTGTATTCAGGCGATCCTTGGACGGCCAAGTCAAAGGTGCGAGCAATCCCTGATTGTTTTGCCAACGAGCTGCTTGGAACCTGCGGCACGCCAAAGTCCACCCCTTGGGTGTCTTGCGTGTACTTCTTTGCAATGTTCAGTGGCTCGTTTGCGACTGGGTCAGCGATTATTCGACCCACCTCTTCTGACGATAGGAATTTCGGAACTTCGCGTCCAGATTGTTCTGCTCCTCCTCCGAGAGGGGCGGAGCCTTGTAGCCCATTCGCTTCTTTAGTTCCGCGAGTTTTTGCTGCGCTTGTGTCAAGATTTGTTGGGCTGACCCGGAAGAATGGTCCTTCTTGTTTTGTTGCATATGTAGCTCCTGTTGGTTTCCCTGCTTGCGCAGTCTTCGCCTCTGTGGCCAGAGGTGGCATTTTACTTGAGGTTAACGCCTCTGTCACTTTTGTAACCGCGCCCGGCGCTTTCATTGCGCCTTTGATCATGGCCGTGGGGCTGGCAAAGCTCAGGGCGGTCTCCATCATGGGGCGCTCTTCGCCCGACGTGACGTTGTACTTGTTCATCAGGTCTTTGACGTGCTCGGACCCAAGGAACGGCTTGTCGCTGCCCATGCCGACTGCGCCTAGGCCCATGTTGAAAAGGTCAACGCCTGCGCTTAAAGGGTTGTTGGCTAGCACGCCACGGTTCAGCAAGTCCGTGAGTGCGCGTGGCTTGCTGAGGCTTTCCGCCTCTTTGCTTCCCTGCTTTTTAGCTTCTTCAGCAAGGATTTTTGACATTAACTTGGCTTTGTCAAGGCTGCCGCCGTCATCCCCCGGCCCGGCAAAGTCTGCCGCCGCCATGCCGCCGCCGTCAAAGCGACGCTCTTCAATTAGACCACCCTCGGCCTTGTGGATCTCGCCGCCTTCAGCTCGTTGTAAGCCCGTCTGACGGACATCAGGCATGCCTTCCTTGCGATACCAAGGCAAGAGGTCGCCCTCGCCCGTCTCAATCTGCCGAAGCACTTCTGCACGCACGTTGGCCGGGTTAGGTTGGACGCCTTTTTGCTGGAGCGTGTAAGCCACCTGTTTCTCAAGCAGATCAAGCGCATCACCTCGAGGCGACTTCAACCCAGTCAGCTCGCCGCCACCAAACCAGCGCCCAGCCTGCGCCATGCCGCCGGGGATGCCAAGGTCTTTGGCAATGCCTAGCATGCCTTGTTCGCCAGCGTTGTACTCAGTGTTACCAAACCCACCCTGCTCATTGAAGTACGGATGGAATCGGCTGCCCTGCGTTTGACCACCGGCTTCATGAACGTCAAGCACCACCGAATTGGCAAAGTCACCAGCTTTTTGACTGCCGTAGGTTGGAATCTTGTAGTTGGTTGGTACGTTCGCCAAATTCTGATCGCGCAGGTTCAGCCCGCCCTCCAGCACCTTAGCCACACCTTCTCGGTGAACCGGCATCAACGGCAAGCCCATGCCAAATTTATCCGCGTATATAGCCATTTCTCTGGCAACATTTTCTTCGGTCAATGGAATGCCACGCGCATTCATTTGACGCAGAAACTGGCCAACCGCCATTTCGTTCATGATGGAATTGCGTGCAGACGCCGGAGCCATGCCATAAATCCATTGGTCAAACTTTTCGGCAGGCATGCCTGCTTCCAGCACCGCCTGTTTTACGGGGTACAAGGAAGCGTAGAACGACTCCCCGCCTAATGGCAGGCCACGTTTGATCTGCTTCTCAATCAAGGCGCGGTTAGCCGGGTCGGTATATAGCCCTTCAACGTGCTCTATATTGGCACGCGAGGGTATGTCGCGGGGGAATTTAGACTGCTCGACACCCGGAAAGCCCTCCAGTGCGTCCTTGATAGAGGAACGGTCAAATGCCTGCAACTCAGGCTTTGGAGGCTTCCACGCTTCTGTTGGCTGGTCAAGGAACTCATTGGCTTTTCGCATCCGCTCTTCAACCACTGCAGGCGTGTTCCGTTGCTTTATGGGATTGGACTTAGCATAAGACGCTCTACTAAGAGGCCCGTATTTTTTTTCAAGTTCAGGTTTCTGAGTTCGCTCCCAATCAAGCTTTTTGGTAGCCTGATTCATTGCCTTTTTAGCAATTTCTTCGGCATCCATTTTTGGTTTGGCTTCTGCTATCTTGTCGGCAAATTTAGCAGCGGTTGAACCCAAAACTTTTTTGCTGTAATTTTCGGGACTTGACGCCTCAAGAGCCGCTTTGTTTGCGGCAAGAATCTCGTCGGCCTTCTTGCTGGCAGCGGCCACCGCCTCAGCAATACTCACAAGGGCACCGGATTTGCCACCCTTTTGCATGTGGACTGCACCGCCTTTGGCTTTGGTAATGTCTGGATCATTGAGATCGTATGTGCCACGGTTGCCTGTAGCTGATTTGATTTGCGCTCCCTTAAAAGGCGCGTAGACCTCTGAGCCGTTCTCAGTGGCAATCACGCCATCATGGCCTAGTCGCTTCATTGCGTCGGTTGCCACGGTAGACTTTACAAGGTCAAAACCTCTAGGCACATGCTCACGCTCATAGCCAGTTTCTTTGTACTTAATGGCCTTTGGGATGTCTCCAAGCAACTCATCAACACCAACACCTAAGGCTTTTGCTACGGCTTTGGCCTCATCCATATTCAGTTCGCCAGATAAATTTTTAATCAGGCCGGTGGCGTAAAAAGGATTTTCAATTGCCAGATGTACAGGCATAATATTCACGCCTTTGGGAACATTGGGGTCTTCCTCCCAAGGCCTGTGACTAGTCTTCCAATACCTAAACTTCTGCGCTGCAAAGTCGTTTGCAAATTCTGGGTCGTTGGTCATCCAACCGGCAATGTTGGACTTATTCTCTGTTCGTTTGTCTGCCTTAGGATCAAACCGCCTTACATCTTGATCTGTCGCGCGATACGCCTTGTTCTTAACTTTGCTCTTCTCAAGCATTTTGGCAAGGTTAACTTGGCTTTCTGCCGCAGGCAGAACCTTCTGGCCAGCCATCATGGCATCTGCTGTTTTACTAGCTTTCTCATACACACCCAACAGCCCCTTCATAACACCACCGCCGGCCATCTTGACCTCACCCCCGGCAGCAAACTTGTCCACCTTGGCGTGCCAGACATGCTCCCGGCCCTTGTACTGCGTCGGCACTCCGCCCCCGGCCATCGACCACTCTTGGAAGGTTTGCTTCTTGCCGTTTGACTCAGCCGAGTTTTTACGTTTCAGTTCTTTGAGGAATGACTGGATCTTGGGCAGGGGCTTGCTATTCATGCTAATCCTTTTGCGGGAATACCGTCATCATAAACGCTAGAGTTTAATTTGACCATAGCTACACCCATCCCTTGAAGTCTTTGACGTGTTGAGGCATCTCCCGATACCCCCGGCAGTTCTCAAGGAAACGGGCCACCATATCAGGGATCAGTTTGTCAACGTAGGGGGCAGATTGGCACCAGATGTTGAGCAGTTTCTGTTGGCCATTGGTCAACCCCTCAAGATCACTTATTTGATCTAACCACTCTCTAGTTATCTGCATGTAGACCTCTGGTGGTGAATGTTTGAGCAAAGCGTAGCCTTACCGTGGTCAAAACCAAAGTTCGCTCTACGCCTCGACGATCCTCTGTATGGAGCCAGTCGTCGCTTACGTTATCCCAGACTTGTTTCAACCGCCCGGCTCTGGGAATTCGCCCACCGCCCCTGCTATGGCTTGCTCGTGTCACAGGGTTCTTTAAGACTCCACCACCGACGTGCCGCATGGTGTCCGAGTCGCCGTAGAAACAAAAAAGCCGTTTACTACTGCCCCCTGTAGGAACCACCATCAGGTGGAAGAGGCATGAGTAAACGGCTTCAGTCGGTCGCTTCCTACGGCAACAGCCCCACTGTACCACAGATTTATCAGGATGCATAGGGGTTAACCCGTTTTTGTTTGCCACTGTCCACATAGTCGTCCTCGTCCCAATCGTCGTCAGGGGGTGGGTCAATGTCCAGCCACCCGGCATCCCGCAGGTAGCGCAGGGCCTGCGTGCAGGCGTCCACCAAATCATCGTGGGTCGTCTCGGGGAAGCTGCAGATCTGGCTGACAAAGCCCTCGGCCCAGTCCTTGACGTAGCCCTTGCGGTGATCCGACTCGGGGATCCACACCCGGCCCCGGGCAATGATGTTGCTGACAATGTTCAGCCGCTGCATCTTGTCCGCCCTGCCCGGGTTGTAGGCCCGGACCGGCAGGTGGGCACGCTGGAGGTCTTGGATCAGGGAGATCCCGGCGCTCTTGTCCTCGATCAGCAGCAGGTCAACCCGCTTGCGGTCCTTGCCCTCTCCGAAGACGGTCTCGTACTCCTCGATGACCTTTGGCCGCAGGTCGGGGTACATCATGCGCTCCTGCCAGCAGTCAATCACCATGGCCGCCATAGGGCCATCCTGTGGCTTGAAGCAGCCAAACGTGATGCAGGCGGTCGGGTCGTTCTGCGCCTTCTCGCTGGTGGCAACGTCGTAGGACTGCAGGATGTACTCAAACTTGGGGAACGGCCGGCCGGCAGGCCAGAGCTTGAACATGTCCCGCTTGACGATCCCACCCTCCTCCGGGTCAATAATCTCGGCGTAGATCTCCTGTCGGCCAAGTGTGGTGCCCTCGTAGCTCAAAATCTGCTTGCGGAAGTTCTCCGACAGGTTGGCCAGATTGGTGTAGGTCGAGGCGGTGGTCATCACCACATCGCTGCCCTCCCGGCCTATCAGCTCGATGATCAAGTCTTTAGGGCGGGGCGTGGTGGTGCAGATCATCCGGGTGCGCTTGCCCAGCCGCATGCCGAACTGAATCTGGTCCCACGCCTCTTGTATATAGTCCCACGCCGCCAGCTCGTCGCAATTGTGGACAACAATGCCGTTGGCTATGAACTCGTGCTCACCCTCAACTGTCAGGTTGTACGTCAGCGTGTTGGGCAACCGTTCGACGCTTCTTACCGGGATTTGATTGAAGCGCCACTGCTTTTCGACAGCCGATTGAACAGAGCTTATGGCTTTCTCGAATTTGTTTGTACTCGCCCCCGCACTTAACGCAAGTGACTTGTTTGGGAAACTGGCGGTTGTCTCGCCACCTGTCCAAGCACGGCCTACAGCAGAACCTGCCAACCTTGTTGGCTGATAGTGAAACAAACTCTTTGTTGCATTGAATGCATTGACCAATCTTCGGTGTTCGCAAAGAGGCCAAAGTTTTTCGAGCAGCGTTCTTTTGAGCTTCGCTGTTTGTTGTCCCCATCTTGTGATGTCTCTGATGGTCCGACTTTGACATAAGAGCAAGATTTGAGACGTCGTTGTTTTTGACGTTGTGATCGACGTGATGGACAACAAAGCCTTTCGGAATTGGGCCATGCGCCCGCTCCCAGATGTACCTGTGGAAGTAGCCTCGGCGCTTGTTTTGGTAATGCCCGCTTGGCCTTTTATGCCAAGTGACTCCGTCGTAAATGACGCTCTCCATACAAAATCCCCTGCCTTGATGTTGCCAGCGGGAATCCACTGGTCACCAACAAGTATGGGGTGATCATCGGTTGTGGTCAATACTACCTCACCACAATCGATTGATACCAAGCCAGCGGGATTGCCAGATACGCCAGAAGCCACCACTTTACGAGGGCCATAACGGGTCATGACCGAATCGCCGGGCCGCACAAATTCAATTGCTATCTCGCTCCCATCTGGCAACGCAATCATGGCATTTGGTGGGATACACCAGCCCCCGTGGAATTGTGGACCCCGGAAGCGCTCAGGCTCATATGCGGGTATACCCTTAATCAGACTGCCGTTGTGCAGACGAAGCTCGTGCGCGGTCTTGTTGTAGTCAGCCACCAATGACTTGGGGATCACCGCCAGCAGGCCGGAGTCGCCCTCGAAGCACGTCCCCCGGACGTCAGCCGAGGTAGGTGCAGCTACCAGCCAGCGGGTGCCGGGCTGCTCATAAGCCCACCAAGCTATCTGCTCGGCAGCCGTGCGGGTCTTGCCAGCTCCACGTCCAGCCAGCATCAGCCAGATGGACCACCAGTCTCCGGGCGGCAAAATCTGGTGCTTGTGCTGGGTAGCGAACCAGCTCATCCTCCACGCCCACGCCAATCGGTACTCGGGGCTTGCAGCCGCTAGGTGCCTCTGGACCTCCGGGTCCGAGACGATCTCCGCGATGTCACTCATTAGCCGAGACTTGCCGTTTCAACTCCGCGTTCTTCATGATCGTCGCGAGGAAGTTGTCGGCCTCCACCTGCGCCTCAATCTTGATAGGATTGTTGGGGTCGCCGGCCAGCTCAAGTTTGTCGCCGTACTTTTTAGGCTTGAGCTTCATGGCCGTCCACTTGCGGGCCTCGATGCGCTGTTTCTGGTAGGCCACGTACCCTGAGTCAATCTTGATGTCAATCACCTCACCGTGCTTGTTTAGCACCTCCACAGTCTCGGGCGACTCGTCAGCGATACCAATAATCTCGTCGGCCAGCGTGTCGGCCTGTTCTTCGCGTGCGCGTATGTATTTGTCGCAGAACAAGGGCTGCTCCAGCAACCACCGGTACACAGTCGCCCTGTCTGGCATTCCCTCAGTCTTCACAATTTCCTGCAAGCTCTCACCCTCTGACAGCCTGATGCAGATGAAGTCAGCTATATGTGTGGTGTAGGTTGACTTGCTTGTCCTCTGAGGAGCGCTGACAGGCTGCTTGGCTACCTTACCCTTGGCTTTAGGCTTTTGGGCTGCTGTAGCCCGTTTTGATGGCTTTGCGGCGGTTTCTGGCATGACCTTAATCCTCGTCCGTTAATTTGGGCGTATCGTACCTGATACTTGGTGATTTGTAATCGCTTGGTGTAAAGTGGCAGAACACATTGGCAAAGGCGTTGCCCTCTAGCGGTACTGGTCTGCCGTGCTTCAGGCGGGCGGACTCGTAGAAGACCATCTCGCCGGGTGTCATCAGGATCTGGTGCGGCTCGTAGGCGTGGTCCTCGATTATCAGTGGCCAGTCCTCGCGCACGTCCTGATCAATGTTGATGATGGCACCGAAGATGTGGGTCTCTATCCTGTCCCGGTGGGGCTTGAGCACCGCCTTGTCCTTGTACACACGAATGCCGTACACGTAGGTTGGGTCTACGGCCTTGTCGCTCCATGTTGCCACCAATGGGCTCAGGGTGTCTTGGATCTCTTTGCGGAGCGCGTCCGGCAGCTCAATGGTCGTGCTTGGTTTACTCGAGGACACGCCCGAGATAAAACCCTCGACGTGCTCATCTTTCTCAGTGTTTTTGTTCTCGTTGTAAAAACGCAACATTTTGTCAAACAGTGGCTTGGGCACGGGGAACTTCTGAAACCCTTGGCGGGTGTAATTTGGCAGAAACTCGTGCGGTGCTCTGTGCGGGTTCAGCAGCCTGTCTAACGGCACGCTCGGTGTGTAACCGATCTCTTGCCGTATTGACTCGTACCCGAAGCCATGCCGCAGGAGTATTCCGAAGACGACGTCCGGCTTTACACCGGCGGCCGTGTTGGTTTTGATCCATGCGGTCCAATCCGGGCTGAAGGTCACATAGATCTCCGGATCAATCCCCGGGCTGCTCGCCGTCCTCGGCCTTGTACTGCTCGATCTTGGCTCCGGCCGTGAGCTGGGTTACCAGATCATCTTGAGTCGCTACTCGGACCGTGAAGGTGCTGTTGGCGACGTAACTCAGGGCCTGCTGGCGCAGGTTGGCTTTGACTAGTCGCGCGCCTTGGGCACTGTTGACGATGTAAATTCGTTCTGCCATTTTCTCTCTCCGTATTGTTTGATGTAACCGATTCGCTTTCAATTCGTTAAAACAGGTCAGGGAGCAAGCAGATAACCACCACAAACCCGATAAACATTATAGCAATCAGGACTTTTTCGGTCAATGATTCCTTCATATGTTGCTCTTCTTCAGCTTGGCTTCAATGGATCGGGCAAATTCCATCAGTGCACCATCGTGGTCGGCGGGGATGCTGCTGGGCATCAGGTTCAATATTGTGCTGGCAGTCAGCCCTACCCACGGGCGCTGGGGTGGGGCGGCGTAGACGGGTATGGTGTATTCTCGCGGTGTTGCCGACCCGCGCTTGTCGTGATCTGCCTTCAAATCCCGGTGCATGAATTGAGCTAGTTTGTCAGTTCCGTCAAGCCAACCAATTGGCTCCTGCTCTGGCTGTGCTGCAAAGTGATCAGCCAATTCCCGCGCCCGGTGTTTATTGATGCCCTCTCGGACTAGGGTAACCACCACCATGTCTCGCCATTGACTCGGCTCCTGCTCTAACTGTGCTGACTTTTTAGCTACCCACGCAAGTCCAGTGTATGTCGGCTCGTACACGTAGCCAAGTGACTTCAAAATTTCTACCGCTTCGTTTGCAGCGGGTTGATAAAACTTCTGCGCTGGCTCTGCTGGCTGCACTGGTGGGGTGGCAAGACTGCAATCACAAGGCTTT